ATCTGTCTAATTTCGTTAGAAGTCATAATCTCATTTCTAGTAAACTTATCAGCTATTTCAGCGATATTGCTTACAGGAACAAGTTTGAATGGATCTCTAAAGAATAAGATAGTTTGTTTCTGTGACCTAGCAGTCTTTGTTAGGAACTTACGTTCCATTTCATCAGCGATAGCTGATATTATTGGCTCGATAGTACGAGAATAATAGTTAAGCATAGTTTGTTCGTCAGCTGTACCATCTAAAATTGATTGTGTCATTCCTAACTGGCTAAATAGCATGCTCGTTAAATACTCAATCTGTTTTAGAAGTTGGTTTTCAAGTGGACGATTTAACTGTGTAACTTTTTCAGTACCATCGATATAAGCTATACCATATCTAGAACCAGATAATTGTTTTTCAATATCTTCTCTTCTTTGGTTAGCTTGTTCTTTTCTAGCCTCTGATTTAACAATATAAGGTAATTGAATAATAAGATCCAATTTACCTGAACTAGCTTGCTCATCAACGCTATCCAAAAGCACTAATTTTCTCATAAGACGTTTTAATGTTGAGTTAGGTTGATTCATTGTGGCATAGAATGGATTTTCTATTACACCTACTGATTTTTTAGGTAATACAATTTCTTCTTTCTTTCCTATCTTTTCATTATATACGCTTATTTTTACGTGATTTGGATACCATTTTATGATTTTACCTGTTCTCATTGTTTCTATATCATAAGATCCAGATTTAGTTGGATCTATAGTTGTATCAATTGGAACTATAGCAACACTACCTTCATCAATCATTGACATAACTATATCTTGTATAAAGGCTCTATGTGTTTGATCTATATTAGCTTCAAGAGTTAGACAATTATTAAGACTAGAATTAATATCTTCTAAATATCTTCCGTTTTCGTCTAATCTACAGTGTTTAATGTCTATAGCTGCTACATCAAGAGCTATACGATTAAATACTGATGCTACTATAGAACGTTCATTACCTCTAGTTAATACAACTCTATCTGGTCTATAATATGTACCATAAGAATAAGTATCTAAATGTGCATTAGTAGGCTCTTTGTTACGAAATGCATTCCAGGCAGATTTAAGCCTAGAACCTAATGTTTCACCCATTTTGAATCCTCCTTACTTAGTTCTTTTTGCTGTTACAAATTCTGAATTTCTTGAAATTAATACAGTCAATGGATATCCTAAAGTTGATGCAACATAGTTAGAACCCAAAGCACTAACAATACGACCATGACCAGCAGCTCTAAAACGGTTATAATTACCTGTTCCTAGAGGACCAAATAATAAACCTTTAACCACTTGTTTTCCCATGGATGTTGAATTAACATATTCTTGTCTGTTTTTGTCTCTTTGTTTAAATGTTTCTAATTTGTTCTTTGTAATATCTAATTTACGTTGTTGATTAAATGTAGGTTTTTTATCTCTTTTTGCAAGTTTAGCTTCTAACTTATTAACTTTCTTTTGATACTTCTTTTGACCATGAGATCTATAATTATAAGTAGTACCTTTGTTATAAGCTCTTCTAATACCCCACTTCATTCCTAATACACCGTAATGATATAATTCATTTTGATTATTTTGTTCCATGGCATGCCTCCTTATTTCTTAAATTTACTTTTTACATTTTCTAATAAATTTGCTACAGCAGCTATACCTTTAGCAATAACTCTTTGTGGTGTATGAGCAAGTTTCATTTTGTCGTATTTTTTTGCAAGTGTCATAGCTTTTTTATCAATAACATCATAATTAATAAGTGCTTGTTCATAATCTTTATATTTTTTTTTCTCCTCAGCTGTTGAATTAGAATATTTTTTACCGTTTTCGATAGTAGTATTTTCACGAAAATTTCTTTCTGCTGTTTTTCTTTTACTTGTTGCTCTATCATATTCGATTTCTTTATTCCATTTATCACTATGAGCTTTAGATCTATCAACAATAGTATTTTCCCAATCGGAATATACTTTATCTAGTTCGTCATCTTTATAATAATATCTATATCTACCATTAGATAATTTTTCTCTTTTTACATATTTCCAGTGACGAATACCATCACTATAATCTTCACCTAGATATATATCTGAGTGAAATAATTCTTTATTATTCATCTTGCACCCCCTATTCAAATGCATCTCTGTTTTGTCTATAAGCGATATATGCATCCATCATAGCCGCAACAGCATCGATTTTTTGATCATATCTTTTCTTATATAATTTTCTATTACCATTAGTATCTTCAAGAGTTATACAGTTACCCATTGTGAAAGTCATAAGATCTTCATCGAATAATAATAATCTATCTTCGGCCATCTTCTTTAACTCTCCTAATGGTACTGACTCTGTTTTAGCTCCTTGAGGAACTTTTACAATACCAAAAGCACCGTTTTCTCTTTCCCATCTATCAACAAAATCTTTAGCATTATATGGGTCAAACCCGAAACATCTTACATCGTAATTAGTTTCTATAATATAGTTATCTAAATCCTCATAAACTTCCATCATGTCTAATACAGTACCAGGCATAACGATTAAAGTACCTTCTCGAATAAATTCATCATACTTATGTCTCATAGCTGGTTGTAATTTCATCAATGTATGTTCTGTAATATAGTTTCTAGTTTTGATTCCGAATGCTCCATCTCTTAGTGGGAACAAGAATGTAAAGGCACAGAAGTCATCACCTTGAGAAAGGTCTGCTCCTAATGCACAAGGCATTCCATAATAATTACTTTTTCTATGTTTAAGTGTTTCTTCATATGTGAAGAAGTATGTGTAACCTTCTGTAGGAATTCCAAAACGTTTAGCTAAAATATCGTTTCTTTGAGAAGGAACTCTTTCAGCTCTTTCTACATCTAATTGATAAGTTTCATATGTTACTGTTTTACCAAGGTTTGGGTTTGCTTTTATCCACATTTCAGGATTAGCAACTTCTTTCATATCATCTAATTTATACCACCATATAGATACATGAGGGTTAACATACTCGCCTTTAAGTATATCCATTAACTCCATTTTGATTGAATCTCCAGGCCCATTACGTACAGTACCCTCTGAACTTGTTGCTACTATTAAATAGTAATCATTCTTTGAAGCACCTTGTTCAGCAGCACCTATAACGTCTTCTCTGATATCACCTGATAACCATTCATCGATAGTCCAGATCTTAGCTCTTGAACCTTGAATCTTATCAATAGACATAGGTCTAACTTCTATAATAGAATTAGTCAGAAAATTCTGAATTCCTTTTTTAGTAGAAGCCAATTTCACTCTATCAGCTTTAGAACCTGTTGTGTTTTGTAATGATCCATCAGTTAAGAATTTGAATAAAGGTCCTCTAGATCTTGCTATAGCGGTTTTAATAGGAGACATAACTTCTTCAGCTTGTCTCATTGTAGGGGCTGTTGTGATTTGTTCTGTAGTAGATGTATCAATGTTTAAGAAGAAACTTTGAATACATGATTCATACATTGATTTAGCAGCACCCCTGGCTACTATTAAATATTGCTTATTAATTAATCTTTTCTTTATACGCTTTTTAACATAATGACCACCATGTCCATCTTTTGATGGTACATAGACACTTCTTTCAACAAAGTAATACCAACCAAATATTTGTTCGGCCCATAACTTAAACGAATCTAGAAGTGTAAGGTTTTCACCATCTGTTAATGTTAATTCATTTTCGCAATAATCAATAAAACCCTGAATAGCTTGGTCATCATACCAAATTCCAGGGTTCTTAATTAAATCATCTATTCTGTTCATTTCCATAGAAATGGTTTCACATACTGGTATTTCACCTCTCATTACGGCATCACGAAACATGCCATAATATTTAGGTACGGCAGTGTTTGATAAAGCCATAAAATTACTCCTTATTTATCTTTCTTTTTATTGTTTGTGTGCATTTTATACTCTTTTTTAGCATCGCTATCAAGATCAAATGCTTTATTTATACCATAAGCAAATAATGATGAAAATACTTGTTTACCTATATTTACAGCTGCTGGTTTTATCATTTCCCCAGCTACAGAATTAACAAAAGCTCTACCTTTAGAAACTTGTTTTGGATTTAAATTTCTAAGATTATTTTGAGCTTCTATATAATCTTTTTCAGCTTTCATTCTAGTAGTTTTTTCTCTTAATTCATCTAATGTCATTTCATTTATACTTTTCTTTTTATCAGTATCTTTATTTTGACTTGAAGGTTTAGATTTTGTTTTAGTTTTAAGAGCATAACCAGTTAATTTCTTGCCAGTTACTTGTAAATATTCATCTCTTAATTTATTTGCTCTTTTACGACCTGCTGATGTTAAACTACCATCTTTATTTTGATATCGTCTTATTCCCCATTTCATTCCTAAAATTCCATGGTGTTGAAGTTCATTTTGATTATCCATATTCACACCTCCTGTTAATTTGTTTCTGCTTGTAATCTTAATCGCCATTCTAACTCACTGATAGATTGTTGAATAGCATTTATAACAGATGAATTAAGAGGTGGATCGAATAACAATTTAACTTTAAGATGAATATAAGATTTAACAGCATCTAAGTTTTCTGATTCAATTACATAATCATTCCATGTAGCCATATCATCTTCTATTCTAAAACCTTCTACAGGTCCAACTCCTAATTGTCTAAGAGTCATAAATACAGTATTGATATGCATAATAAGATCTGGATCAAAAACTTTATATTCTTCTGCTATACCTAATAATTTCTTAATTGATGTTAATATACTTTCCATAACATCACCTCTTATTTAACAGCTATAAATTGTTTCATACAATATCCTTCAACTCCTGCTGAAGTACAAATTTTATAAAATTCTGAAGTAGAATTATCAAGATCTACTATTACTTCTGCATCGCGATCAAGTATACATAATACATTAGCATCTTTAGCAGCTGTTGCTCTAACATTTAATTTAGCGCAATTTGTTAAATATCCTTTTACTTCTTCAATTACTGGTTCTTCGTTGATAACTTCTTCGATAACATTATCAAATACTTCTTCAACTGTTTCTTCAGCAACAGTAGCTAAAGGATTTAATTCTTCCTCAGTTACTACATTATTTTCTGGTCTTTTAAATTGTGAAAAATTGTGATAATTGTGTTTTCCCATTTCTTTACCTCCTTATTATTTTAAGTTACATTCCATCCTTTGTTTGTTGCAATAGCTATTTCTTCAGCAGTTAGTTTTGCTAAGTTAGTTGAACCTAATTTTAAATTTTGTCTGTATAATGTCCCATCACCTATTAAACTATAAGTTATATTCAAGTCGTAT